ATTCGAACCCCCTTCATCCGCTAGCGTCAGAATGTAACGTGTCTTAACATTGGACTCACATGAGACGCAAATGAGACAAAAATGGGAAAGCTGACCATTATATGCCAAAAACCGCCTATTGTGGGCTATGCGCCCTTAAAACGCGCTAAAGTCGCCTGTATGGAACCAATCACCAGCAAGGAACTGTCCGAAACGCTTGGCATCACTGTCGCGCGCATTTCTCAACTTAAGACTGAAGGGCGTTTTGACGGATGTTTCACAGTGCAACGAAACCGCATTTTGTGGGACAAAGACAAGGCAATTCGGGCCTACAAGGATGGCAACCCAATGGTGGGGTTATCCGAACGGGTGTCTAGTGCGGACATGGAGATTCCGTCGTTCAATGAAAGCAAGGCCAAATCTGAGCATTTCCGTGCTGAGTTGGCGCGGCTGGAGTTTGAGACCAAGGAGGAGGAGCTTGTGGAGGCAAGCCGAGTGGAGCGCGAGGCGTTTACGGTGGCGCGTAGCGTGCGTGATGCGTTGAACACGATTCCAGACCGCGTGTCGAACCAATTGGCAGCCGAGAGCGATCCGGTGATCATCCACCAGTATTTGAGCGAGGAGATCCGTAAGGTGCTCGAGAGGTTGACCAATGCGTGATGGTGGGCAGATCTACCGGCAGTCGTTCTTGGAGGGCCTACGGCCTGACCTGGACCTGACGGTTAGTGAATGGTCGGATATGTACCGGATGCTGTCGAGCAAGGCATCGGCTGAACCTGGGCCATGGCGCACGGATCGCACTCCTTACCTCAAGGAGATCATGGATTGCATGTCGGCCAACAACACGACGCAGAAGGTGGTGTTCATGGCTGGTGCGCAGCTTGGCAAGACGGAGGCGATTAATAATGTGGTGGGCTACATGATTGCGCAAGCGCCTGGGCCGGCGTTGTTTGTGCAGCCGACAATTGAGATGGCAAAGCGTCTTAGCAAGCAGCGGCTCGAGTCGTTGATCAATGAAACGCCATGCTTGGCGGAGAGAATCGGGCCGGCAAGGAGCCGGGACAGTGGCAACACGATGTTTAGCAAGGAGTATCCGGGCGGGATTCTGCTGCTCACTGGTGCCAACAGCGCAACGGGTTTGCGATCGGCGCCTTGCCGATGGGTGCTGCTTGATGAAGTGGATGCTTTCCCGTCTGACGTTGACGGTGAAGGCGACCCATGTGCGCTGGCAGAACGACGTGCGTCAACTTTTAGCAGGCGCAAGATCATTTTGACCTCGACGCCAACGGTCAAGGACATGTCTCGTATTGAGACTGAGTATCTGGCCAGTGACCAGCGGCGGTTCTTTGTGCCGTGTCCTCATTGTGACCACAAGCAGTGGTTGCAGTGGAAGAACCTGCAATGGCGAGACGGCGATCCGAAGACGACGGCTTATGTGTGCGAAAGCTGTGGGGCGCACATCCCAGAGCATTTCAAGTCAGAGATGCTACGCAAGGGTGAGTGGCGTGCAACTGCCACCAGCGAAGACCCCAGAACTGTTGGGTTCCATCTGTCGTCGCTGTATTCGCCATTGGGATGGAAGAGCTGGGAAGAGATCGTGATCGAATTTTTGCGATCCAAGAATGACGCACCGTTGCTGAAGACGTTCGTCAACACGATTCTTGGTGAGACGTGGGAGGAGGAGGTTGGTGCCAAGCTTGGTGCTGATGGATTGGCGGAACGCGCTGAGTTTTATCCAGCGAGCGAGATCCCGCGTGGTGCTTCGATCGTCACTGCTGGTGTGGACGTGCAGGACAACCGTGTTGCGGTCGGGATTTACGCATGGGGCGGCGGCGAGGAGTGTTGGCTGATCAGCCACGGGGAGGTTTACGGCGATCCAGCAGGCAGCAAGTTGTGGGAGCAAGTCGATGACCTCGTACTAAGGGACTATCCAGTGGAAGGCGGTGGCACCACACGGATTTCGGCCATTGGGATTGATTCTGGTGGCCATTACACATCGGAGGTCTACACCTATGCGCGTAGCCGACGAAATGATGGTGTGTTTGCTTTGAAGGGGCAGTCTGTCCGTAACAAACCGCCTATTGGGAAGCCTTCCAAGGTGGATATTAGCTACAAGGGCAAGGTGCTGAAGAATTCAGCGGAGGTGTACCCGGTTGGAACGGACACGATCAAGGCAACGCTGTTCGGACGGTTGAAGCACAACGACCCTGGGGCTGGGTACATCCATTTCCATGCGGAGGCTGGGCAGGAGTATTTCAAGCAGTTGACGGCCGAGCGGCAGGTGGTGCGGTATGTGAAGGGATTCGCCATTCGCGAATGGAAGAAGAAGGCGGGGGATCGCAACGAGGCGCTGGACTGCTTTGTGTATGCGTTTGCGGCGTTGAACTTTTTGTACATGCGATACAACCGTGCGACTATTTTCGAGCAGTTTTCGCGTAAGCTGGGTAGCGTGCCTGTAAATGCGCAGAAAGCGGAGCCAGCACCGGTAGAATCGGTCTATCGGCCCCAACGGCAACGCAAGGCCCGGCCCACCTCATCGTTTGTGACAAACTGGTGACCATCCTTGTCCCCGAACTGATCTACGCCGGAGATACGGTCATTTTTGACGTGCCGGAGTTTACGGACTCGATCGGGACGACGGTTAGCAGTGGGACGTACACGTTGAAGTGGTATGCCAGGACTAACACGGCATCTGAGGGCACGACGATCACTGGTGCAGCGGAGAGCACGGGTTGGCGGGTGACGGTGCCAGCAGCGACGACGCTGGGATTTGACGCAGGGTTGTGGACGTGGCAGGCGATTGCGACGTACTCAACGCTGCAGTACACCGCTGGACGTGGGCAGTTCACGGTGAAGGGCAGCGCAGCGTATACGGGCACGCCGGGCGCGTTTGACGACCGTTCTCGCGCTGAGATTGATCTGTCTTACGTTGAGACAGCGATTAGAACGCTGTCGCAGGGCGGGATGGTGCAGGAATACACGATCGGAAACCGCAACCTGAAACGGTATAAAATGCCCGAGCTGCTCCAACTGAGGGATGTCTTGAAAGCTGAAGTTGACCGTGAGCGGCGAGCTGAAAAGATTAGGCAGGGCCTTGGCAATCCCGGCGTCGCCCGCGTGAGGTTCACCTGATGGCACTCTTTGGCTTTGGTCGCACTGCAGGTCTGAAGAAGGATCTGATGAAGGCGCGAGAGCGCAATTCAAACCTGAAGCGTGCATATGCCGCTGTTGCCAGCAACCGTCTTACTTCTGACTGGATCAGCCTTGGCACCAGTGCCGACAGTGAAATCAGGAACAGCCTTCGACTTCTTCGCAATCGCGCTCGTCAGTTGGTTCGTGATTCTGATTTTGCCAAGGCAGCGTTGAGAGCAGTCCGCAACAACGTGGTTGGCACTGGCATCAAGCATCAGTCGCAGGTTCAGATGGCGCGTGGCGGCAAGCTTGATGATCGATTCAATTCGATGATCGAGAAGCAATGGGATCAGTGGACATCTGCTGATACCTGCCATGTTGGTGGTCAACTGAGCTGGGTTGAAATCCAACGGTTGTCGATCACGGCAATGCTGGAATCGGGCGAAGTTTTTATCCGGCTGATCAACCAAAAGTTTGGCGACAGCAAGGTGCCATTGGGTCTTGAGGTGCTCGAGGCTGATTTGCTGGACGATGACTACACAGGCATCGAGGCAAATGGCAACCGTGTTCGCATGGGCGTCGAGATCGACAAGTGGGGCCGTCCTGTGGCTTACCACTTCTTGCGCAACCACCCTGGTGACTATCAATTCACTGGGTCTGCTGTGGCGGCAAGGCAGCGCCAGCGGATTGTTGCACGCGATGTGATCCATCTGTATTCGGTGGAGCGTCCCGGCCAGACCCGTGGTGTGACGGCATTTGCGTCGGCGATCATGCGGCTGCGGAACCTCAGTGGATATGAGGAGGCCGAAATTGTGGCGGCACGGGCGTCGTCAGCAATGATGGCGTTTGTGCGTACACCAGATCAGGAGCTGTTTGAGGACGGCAAGTATCAGGACGATTCAGTTCTGGACTTTTCGCCCGGCTCGATCCGCCGACTAGCACCTGGAGAGGAGATGCAATTCTTCTCGCCCAACCGGCCTGATGATGCATTCACGCCATTTGTGGCTCAGATGCTGCGTGCCGTGGCATCAGGTGTCGGGTGTTCCTACACGCAGATCAGCAGCGACTTCAGCCAGAGCAACTACAGCTCCTCGAGGCTCGAGCTGCTTGAAACCCGTGCGCATTACAAAACGTTACAGCAGTACCTGATCGAGGCGCTGTGCGAGCGGGTCTATGAGCGTTGGATGGAAATGGCCGTGATGGCTGGCGCACTGGTGCTGCCAGGGTATGAACTGGATCCCGATCGGTACGAGGAGTCCAAGTGGATTCCACCGGCCGCGCAATTTGTTGACCCACAGAAAGAGGCTGATGCCTACAAGTCACTGATTCGCAGCGGGATCATGACGCTGTCGCAGGTCATCGCCTTACATGGCGGCGATTTTGACGATCAGATGCGGCAACGCCAGCATGAGCTTGCAACTGCTGATGAACTTGGTATCGTGTTGGACACTGACCCTTCAGAAGTGTCAAGCAACGGTGTGTCCCAATCAATGCCAGTGCAACCGACTGAACAACCTGCGAACCTTGTAGAGGAGGAGGACGACTAATGGCAAAAGTAGGCGATAGCGAAATCAACCTCATGCCAACTGAAGGTATGAAGGCTGAGGCGCGGCGCTACAGAGCGTGGAAAGCTGAAGGGCAAGCCGGCGGCACTGAGGTGGCAGCACGCAGGGCCACGCAGATTCTGTCGGGTGATGAGCTGAGTCCTACCACTGTGATCACGATGGCGGCATGGTTTGCCCGGCATGAAGTGGACAAGCAAGGCCAGGGATTTACACAAGATGAAGACGGTTATCCATCGCCTGGCCGTGTAGCATGGGCGGCATGGGGTGGTGATTCAGGTCAAACTTGGAGCACCATGAAATCCAAGACCATCAAAAAAGCACGGGAGCGATCCATGGAACCAATTGTTGACAGTCGTCCCTACCCCAATGAGCATGCTGCTCGTCTAAAAAATCCAGATCAATACGACACCATTCGTCGCGTCAATGATGAAGGTGGCGCTGGTGTTGATTTTATATATGGCATCAAGGATGGAAAATCCGAGATCCAAGCAATTCGCTTTGATTCCAAGCGTTTCACACCAGCCGAAGCACGTCAATGGTTGAAAGATCACGACTTCAATTCAATTTCCTTTGAAGAAGCAACAGGCGAACGCGCCTACGATGATTCATTGAAAGTCGGCGATTTTGTCGAATGGGACAGCAGTGGCGGAATGGCTCGCGGCAAGATCACAAAAGTGATTCGACAAGGCATTGTTGAAGTACCAGATTCTTCTTTCACCTTGAATGGCAGTGAAAAAAATCCCGCTGCGTTAATTCAAGTCTACAAAAACAATGCAAATGGTTACGAAGCCAGTGATGTTGTGGTGGGGCATTATTTTTCAACATTGAAAAAGATTCCAGCCTTACGTTTGCACGAAGGTGAAATGTTGAAGCGTTCGTTAAATACTGAGTTTCGATCGGAAGACGAAGGCCGCATGCTTGAATTTCCGTTTGCCAGCGAAGCGCCTGTTGAGCGGTACTTTGGCACTGAAATCTTGAACATGGACGCCAACGCCATGGATCTCAGCCGCCTGAATGATGGCGCACCACTGCTGTATCAGCATGATGCTGACCGCATTGTTGGCGTCGTCCAGCGGGCATACATCAAAAACAAGCGTGCATACGCCCATGTCAAGTTGGCCAATAACGAACTTGGCCGCGAAATGCAAGAGTTGATCAAGGATGGAATCATCCGCAACGTCAGCTTTGGTTACAAGATTAATGCGATGGAACCTGATAACAGCACAAATCCAGTCACCTATCGCGCCACGTCATACCAACCGTTTGAAATTTCGCTGGTGACCGTGCCAGCGGATCAATCCGTTGGCATTGGTCGAACCCTTACTATAAGTGAGTGTTCAACTACGGCCTCAGCCGTTACCAACCCACCACTCTCGGAGTCAACACCCGTGGAACCTACCTTCGATTTGGAGGCGATCCGCGCTGAGGCCGCACAGGCCAAGGCAAAGGAGCTTTCCGAAATGATTGCCCTTGGCAATCGCACCAACAACAGCGACATGGCCCAGGAATTCATTGCGAATTCCCGTGGTCTTGAAGAGCTGCGCACCGCCCTTCTTGAGAAAATGAGCATCTCCGCCACGCCTGTGCAAAACAACGCTGCCGACATCGGCCTGTCCAATGAGGAGACCCGGTCTTTCTCTTTCCTTCGCGCCATCAACTTCCTTGCCAACCCTGCTGATCGCTCTGCGCGTGAAGCTGCTGGCTTTGAAATTGCTGCTTCTGAAGCCGCTGCTACCAAGCTTGGTCGTCAGAGCCGTGGCATCACGATCCCCCAGGAAGTGCTTCGCCGTGACCTGAACGTTGGCGCCTCCACCGCCGGCGGTAACGTCGTCGCCACCGAGCTGGACACTGCTTCCTTCATCGACCTGCTGCGCAACGCTTCCGCCCTTGATCAGGCTGGCGCCACCGTGCTGACCGGTCTGGTTGGCAACGTTGCAATCCCCCGTCAGTCGGGCGCTGCCACCGCTTACTGGGTTGCTGAATCTGGCGCTCCCACCGAAAGCCAGCAGACCATTGATCAGGTCAGCCTGACCCCCAAAACGGTTGCTGCCTTCACCGATTACAGCCGCCGCCTGATGCTCCAGTCCTCCATCGACGTGGAGAACATGGTGCGTCGTGACCTGGCTGCCGTTCTTGGTCTTAAGATCGACGCTGCTGGTCTGTACGGCACCGGCTCCAACAGCGAGCCCCTGGGTCTGAAGTTCATCTCCGGTATCGGCACCGAAGATTTCGCTGCTGACGCTCCCACTTTCGCTGAAGTGGTTGCCCTCGAGTCTGATCTGGCTACCGCCAACGCTCTGCTGGGTTCACCTGTTTACCTGATGAACGCCGCCATGCGCGGCAACCTGAAGACCACCAAGAAGGACGCCGGCTCCGGCATCTTCCTGATGGAGAACGGTGAAGTCAACGGCTATCGCGGTGTGCTGTCCAACCAAGTCGCATCTGGCGATCTGTGGTTCGGCAACTTCTCTGACATGCTGATCGGCTATTGGTCCGGTCTGGACATCATGGTGGATCCTTACACCAACAGCACCAGCGGCACCGTTCGCGTGGTCGCTATGCAGGATGTGGATGTCGCCATCCGTCACCCCGAGTCCTTCTCTCGCGGTAACAACACCCTCTGATCATGATGATCCGCATCCTTAGGCAGACAATGGCCGGTGGTTGCGTGGCTCGCGTGGGGGAAGTCATTGAGGCTTCCCCTAGCGATGCCAGATTCCTGATCGGTATTGCAAAAGCTGAAGAGTTCATTCAAGTCATTCCCACAGCTCCCAAACGGAGGAAACCCCAATGACCGTTCTTAACCTTGGTTCAAAAACGACGCAAATCGCGTTGTTCCCCACTGCCGTTGGTGCTTCTACCACCACTGGTAGTGCCATCGATCTGCAGGGCTACGAAGGCGACATGGTCGTTCTTCTTGACGCCGCTGCCGG